GCCCATGCAAGAGTCCTTTCTGATGTAACAGTACTACCAATAGCACGAGAACTTACGACTTGGGCAGCACCAACTGCTGTTCTACTTACTCTATCTTCTTGTTGTCTTCTATGCTCTATTCTTGCATTTCTTACAGAAATGATAGTTTCCTGAACCGTATTAACAAATCCTTGAGCAATATAATCTTCTTCACCTCTTGTATCTGCACCTTTAACTGTATTACTTGGATTGTCTATTAAACTAAAGACCTTAGTTCCAACATCAAATCTTGGATGATTTGTTTCACTTGGACTTGGAATAAAGAAACTACCTTGTAAAATACCATGTCTACCAGGAATCAATCTAACATTAGTGATTGTTGCTTGTGCTCCACTACTTTGACCACGTAAAACCATTCCACTTTCTACCCATCCAGAGTAATCACCCTGTGGTTCATTTGATAATGAGAAAAGATCAATATTAAGAATAGTAGATGCTGCAGTATATGAAGATGATAAAAGACTATCATCATATGGATTTTTTTCATATACATCAGTAGGAGAATTGTATACACCTCCTCTATGATTTGATGTAGCAACCCTAAAGGATATAGCAGGAGTAGTTGTGCTTGGCCAAGTACTTGAAGATCCAGATCTAAGTGATTCTCCAATAACAGTTTCACCGACTTGGAATACCCCAGATGCCATACTAATTTCTAATAATTTAGGGAAGACATACTTATTAACATCCTTACCATCAAAGAATGCATATAATCTCTTTCTAGGTTTAAATCTCTTACCATCAACAGTAAGATTTCTAGACCTTATTGCTGGTGCAAGTTCTCTACTTATCAGTCTTGTACCTTGGGAAGTATTGTTTATATCTTCAACAACAAGAGTTCTTACTCCACTTCTAGTAGAATCTACACGTCTTATTTCTTGATTTAATGTTTCTTCTCTTACTACATTTCGTGTTCTTTGAACTAATCTTCTACCTTCCCATTGAGTAGTAACTCCCTGTACTTCTGCAGTTCTTGTACGAGTACTAACATCAGTTTCTGTACCAGTCCATGTTGTCTGCCAAGAATTCCAAACGGTAGGTGCAAAACCTGATTGAGGATCTACATTAAATCGTCTTTGAGCTCTTGCCATAGTAGCAGCAAAGTTGCCCATTTGGTTAATAATTCTTGGTTCAATATTAACAGTATCAGTCCAAGTATCTCCAGCAGGTGTTAATTCGATACTACCTTGCCAGAAAGGAACTAAGAAAGGAGTAACACTTTCAGTTCTTGTTCCGAAAGTTTGTTTCAACCATTCAACTTCAGAATATCCTAAAGTTAAAACATCACCAGTTTTTCTAACATTAACACCACCAACTTCAGCAAATGCTAGATCTTCATTAGGATCAACATTGGTAACAGGACCAAATATCATATCAACTGAAGAAGTATAATGTTTTGGTCTTAATTGCTTACTTACTCTATCAATACTATTTTGAAATTCGACACCATCTTCCTGAGAATCAAATGTATTAAAATTATCAACAAAGAAACCTGCTTTATATCTATTAGTACCATCTCTATCAGCAATAAACATATTATTGGTGTTAGATTCCAATAAAGAAAGTGCTGTATAGTATTCTAAATTGTTAATTCTATTTTCTAATTTTCTTATATCAGAATTCTTATATCCTTTATGCGTTAAGAAGTTAATTTTTACTTCTGATACATCATAAACATATGGAGGAAGAGTTGCTTGACATACTTCTAAAGCATCATCAACTCTATTAGGATAATCTGGTAAATCAGCAGGTTCTCCATAATTGATTTGGAATGTACCATCTTTATTCAAGAATATCCTATCAATTCTACCAAGATAATATGAGAAAGTTACTAATAGATTTTCATTAGATGCTAAGATATTTGGAGCAGTGTTACCTGTTTGTGCAAATGTTCTACCATAAAATTCAAGTGGAGATCTATCAACACCAGCAGTTACTGTATAAGAATCAACTCTTGGTCGAATATCAATAATATCAGTATTTCTATGACCGTCTATTGTCTTAATCTCTTTAGAGAAATTAAAGTTCCTATAAGAATCTACTGTAGTAATATCTCCAGTATCGGTAGGGTTATATTCTGCCGTAGAGAAATAAACCTTTATTTTTCTAGCAGGTGCTTCATTTTCACTCTTTCTAGTTATAAATCCATAATCATAGAAAGTAGATTGCTGACCACTATTATAAGTAAAGTTATCAGATATATCAAAACTTGGACTTTCTGATGTCTGAATAGTAGAGTATATATTTGACTCACTAGTTAATATTCTTTCACCTTCTTTGAATAATTCATCATTTCTGTAAAGTAAACAGATTGTTGAATCATTAACTATCTCAGCAACAATAGCAGTTGCACCACTTGATTCTCCAGTAAATAATTCTCCTATTAAGAAATCAGCAGTTGTAGTTGAGGGACTAGCAATATTAGTTAAAGTTAACTTAGGTGCAGAAGGATCAGTTGTATCTGAAGATTCAAATACACCATATAGAGAGATAATGTCTGGATTATTAAGTGATATTAGTTCATCTTGAACTCTTGTACCATATGGGTAAATACCATATGTTAGTCCATCATTAGAAGTAGTTGCACCTATACCTGATTCAGAATTAGAAGATTTATCAACAATAATACTGTTAACAGCATTTCTTACTTTTAATTTTGATGTTGGATTTCTCTTTTCTAATGTAGCAATTACTTGCTTCTCAGTTCCATCAATACCTGGATTTAATCCTTTAAATTTAAGAGCACTTCTACCATTATTGTCAGTAAAAATTTCTACGTTATCTATATTTAATTCATGTTGCTCACCTGCACTTCCAAAATAACTATATCTTTCTGGAGTAAATGGTAAGAAAAATTCACCTTCTAATCCTGTTGGAATAGTAGAAGATGAAGTTTCTCCATTTGTTTGAGTAACAATAAATTTCTTTCTTATAGTAATGTGAGAATCTGTAAGATCGATATCAGATACGTTTTTCTTAGGTAATACTGTATAAAGTGTATTATCTACAGAATCTGATAATGTTGAGTTTATTTTTGCAAAGTCTGAAGTAACTACATCAGTTGTAGGTAAAGATCCAGCAACACCAGGATTAACTGTTACATTCTTAATTAGTAGGTCATTTGTTGAAATAGCACCATTAGCATTTGTTGCAAAATTAACAGCAGTAACAATACCAACTACTGGAGTATCTTGCTTATCTGGGTTAGTGAATTGAACTAAATCTCCTTCCTTAAAGAAATCATTAGCAGGGAATTTTTGAGGTAATGAAACTGTAGATAATCCTGTATGGAATTTTTCATTCCCTACTGTCAAAGGATCAGCAGCCCAGAAAAATGACTTAGTAACACTAGCAATACCAATATTTAATATTGGTCTTTGAACTATATCTGCACTAAATGTACTAAATCCAGTATGAGTTCCACCCTCTACATATAAACCTTTAACATCTGATATACCGTATGCAGTTATTCCAGTAGAAATTCTACCATCAGGTATTCCATTAAATATTAAAGATTCACTAGGAATAAATGTACCTTCTGTTTCATAGAGAGATAAAGTAGATCCATTCGTAACACTATCTTTTAAGAAACCTGTTGCACCACTATTTGAACCCTTAACATAAGTTGGAGTAGAAAGAGTAACTGGTTGGTTTACACTTAATTCTGTTACTGTTTGTATATCATAGAGACTTGTATCCCATTGAGTTACACCAGCAAAAGTTCCAGGCACATATCCAGTTTTTAGTCTAAAATCATATATCCTAGCAACACCAATTTCTTTACCAAAGTTATTTACTGGATCTGTTTGAACCTCAAAAGTTCTATCATCTCTTAAACTTACAATATAAGTATTACCTAATCCAACTATAGGACTACCGTGAACATTATTTAAAGTAAATGTTGTTCCTGTATTGTACTCTATAGGTTCATCCTTAATTTCCTTTGTAGTACGTGTTTTAGGAGCATCTAAGAAAACAGATTCAGGTATTTCAACATCATACCCACGAACATATGCCTTACCTGGAGACATCTTGTAGACGATCTTATCATCTGCAGCAGGTTGACCACCATATGTAAATTCACCTTCTTTAAATAAACCATTATTACCTAATCCATCATCTAAAGATTCTACAACAACACTATCAAAATCTTTTACAGTAAAATCTCCATCAGTATCAAATATTTTTTCTGCTACGTTATCATCAAAAGGAGTTGCTCCAACATCACCTGTTTTTGCTTTACTTCTAAGAACACCACCTTTTACAGTCCCTAATTCTATAAAATTATTATCTTCAAAATCATCTAAAGATTTTTTAAATAAACTTGCAGTTATTCTTAATCTATCAGCACCAGGAGCACCATAATTATTATATCCTTGTGAATTGTCATTTAATGATTCATCTAAATCTGAATTTACAACTTCTTCTACTATGTTTAAACCAATTCTATAATTAGGTGTATTTGAATACTGATCTAAAATTAAAGTCTCTTGATTTACAGTTACAAATTGACCTCTAATAAAATAAACACCATCACTTATCATAAATGCAGATCCAGTAGCTGCATTATTATTAGACAAAGTTAATCCAAAAGAAGTTCCTGCAGCAATAGTAGTATTACCTAACAATCCTGATACTAATGTTGTATTACAGAATAGTTCTTCTCCATCATTAAATTGTTGACTGGAATTATTAGTAGTATTAGCACCAATATAATTAACATATAAAGTTAAAGTATTTTCTTCAGAATCAGCAGGAAGTAAAACTTGATCAACAGCAGCACTAACACCTGAATTAAGTCCAGTAATTTGCGTTCCTATTAACTGATCTGCAAATGCAGAAACAGGTACTCCTTGGAAAGTATTATTTAATTTTACAGCATAATAAGATTGGTTATATGAAATATTACCAGGAATTACTCTAGCACCTTCTTTAAAAAAGTGCTGTCCAAACTTCTCAACTTGATTCTGAAGTATGGATTGCAGCGTTGTTAATTCTCTCGCTTGTACTGGATACCCAGGTTTAAATAAAACCTTATGGTAATCATTAGATGCATCAAAGTCATCAAAATATGGTGCTACATTGAGGTTAGTTTGCTGTGGCATAATACTTTATAATCCTTTAGAATTGCAAGATGACTTTAATATCTTCTTTTTGGTTTATTGATCTATTAACAGATGGTCTGTTATCAACGTAAATTATATTACCTGAATATCTTTTAACTTCAGGAGCAGAGATTCCGTTAGTAAAATCTTGACCAAGATTATATGTCCTATTATTTATAGAGGTGCTGAAACCGCTAAAAGACGAATCTATCTGTAAGTTAGATCCTGTTGATGGAGTAATTATTAAATCACCACCAGTTGAAGGACTACTAGTAAACTCTAATTGCTCATAACCATATGGAGCATTTGTTATAGCAGCACCCACTGTATTAAATCCAACTCTATCCTGCCAATATTTTAAAACTCCAGTTGTCTGATCATAACTAACTACTCGGCCAGCAGCAGTAAGACCTATACCGATAGTCTGAGTGAAGGTATCATCCGCAGTAAATGTAGCAGAACTATAACCAATACCAGTTAATCTAATCGCATTTAACGCACTTGCTTTATCTAGAGTTAAAGGAAGTGTGCTATTAGGTGCAAGAGGATTTTCTACAACTCCAATTCTAGCAAATTGGTTGTTGGTGATAAAATCAGGGTTCTCAGTGTCATTTTCTAATCTTGAGTACATCAAGACATTATATGCACCAAGTTCACGATATATATCTGCACCATGACCACCAGAAGGAGGTATAATAACGTTAAATTCAGGAGGAGTAGATGCAACAGGTACTCCACCTGCTGCTAAATCTAAAGTACCATACGTATACCCAGAACCTTGACTGGAGATAGTAACGGAATCTATTTTTAGATCATTATTAACAACAACAGTTGCTTCTGCACCATTGCCATCACCATTGATAGGAACTCTCGTATATGATGTTGATATTGCTCCAACATTAACACCTGCATTAGTAACAGTAACTATTTTGATAGAACCATCAATAGCATTATCTCTGACAGGTGCATTATCAGGAGAAGTATCCCACTCTTGAGGAACAGGAATGAAATCAGAAGTTTCAAACTTTATAATTTCATTTGGTTTGATGGTATAAAGGTATTTCCAAACATAACCATCATTACTGGTTCCTGCTGCTCTTGGTTCTAAATCAGTAAATGTTGGTTGATCTAATGAAATTT